CCTGGAGCCGTAGTTGTTACGGATCCACCTTTCATCGAATAGACCGCCTGTCCGTCTGTCATCGTGATACCATCAGGCCCTAAGCTGATGTAGGACGTGCGGGTCAAGTCCCTTAGCTCAATGTTCTCAGTGCTGTAACTTTGAATAGCAACCTGATCACTGGACAGACCGGGAATGAAGATTACATCAGTGAGTGACCTCTTCCTTACATTGGACACTTCAGGGTCAGAGCCAACAGGAGGATTGTTAATGTTCCCAGAAGCAACGAAATTCGTTATGTCCTTATCAGCCACTATGAGCAGACCCGTGTCTCCCGGCTTCAATGGCAAAGTGAGTAGGAATCCAGCGGTTTGAGCGCAAGGAAGAATGACAGGAACATCGTTGATCTCAGGAAGAGCCATGTACTTGGTCTCTTGCCCAATGGTGATCTTCATGCGTTCAGTGGGCTGAACCGTGACCTTCAAGGGAGGGCCCGGTTTGACCTCCTTGATGATGCAAGGTTTGGCTATGTCCATGGAATCCAACATACGCTGAATAACCAGACGCTGGGATTCGTTAGGAGAGGTCTTTGAGTAGTCAGCCATCACTTCACCTTAACGCCTAGCTTGTAGCTTTCAATGTCCATCGTCCAGTTGGAGGAGTACGTATCCAAGTCGATTCCAATGGTATGAACGCGATACGTTCCCGAGAGGCTTTTGTTCAACTTGCTGGACACCTTCACAGAGGAGCCTACTGTGATACCCGGCACGTACAACGCCTTGATCTTAACCCCGGTAGTCCATTGAAGAGGCCCTGATAGGATTGGAGAGATATTAATCAGACCGCCATTGTCTCCGTTGAGCTCCACTGAGGAGCCGAGCATGAACTTGTCTCCCATGCACTTGAGGGTGCCTTCCTGCACTGACCAAGAGAAGCCGTATTCTTCTGCCAAACGATTAAGACCGTCTTTGGTAGATCCCGCGTAGCTCCAGCCCTTTCCTCCAATGTTCCCCTCTACGCCTTGGAAGCTCTCAGGGTTCACTGTGATTCCTGGGAGATCCTTGCCAAGCTGACCAGCGGCGGCTGAAATGGAAGTTCCAGGGCCAAAAGTAACGCTAGAAGCTCCCATAGCCAAGGCTCCAAATCCAGGGAGAACAAGGAACGACGTGATTATGTCCGCTCCTGATCGCTCACTCTGGACGTTCATGATAGAGCCTTTGTAGATGGTAGCCATGTTGGTGTTTTCCCAACCAGCTTGCAAAGTCAACTTGGTGAGCCCTTTCTTTACTGCGTTCCTTGTGTCATCCGAAAGGTTGTACACCTTGATGGTAGAAGGAGAAGGAAGTCCCATTAGGGTCTTCTGTATATTAGCGGATACGCGAAGACCGTTCATTGTGCCGTCACTAGCAAACTGAACAGTGGATCCCGCTGATTTGTTTTGCCATTCAGCGAGAGGCCCTAACGTAACAAGAACTTTACGTAGCCAAGGTCTGTTTTCGCTGTCAGCCATTAGATTACTCGAAGAGGTTTAATAGGAGATCAATGTCAAGCAAGGGATCCCCAAGGTTGTAAGGAAAATCCTCACCTTCTGTGTACCAAAGAACCTTCAGGACCGTACCCAACGCTTCAGGGGCGTAGGGATCCTCGTTGTAAATGGGAACGGCTAACAGGTGAATTTCATCAAACACATTCCCGTAGCCCTTGAGCAGGTTGAGAGATCCCGTCACAATGTTGATTCCGTAAGCCAACGGGTTCTCATTTTCGTCAAATATGTCCAAAACCCAATGATTCTGCTGACCCATCACGTAAGTAGTACGAAAGAGGTAGCTCACCCCTGCAATTTCAGTTGTGAACTTTCTTTCGCCGTCTGAGGTCAAAGGCAGTTCGATTACAGGCATCCGCTACCCCTTCTTGATCGTATCGTACCAGACAGCGGCTTGTGACTTATCGGCGTCGCTTGCGTTGCCTGATTCCACTGTTCCGGCGTTGACTGTGCCGCTTCCAGTCTTCTTTGCTCCGCCTTTTAACTTGGTAGGAGACTTTCCGACTACGTTCAACGTGACCATGTTGGCTTTCTTGAAGACGCATTCAGCGGTGTACGCTTGTCTGAATGGTGCCGTGTGGTTAGGCGTGAACGAAATCAACACCATGTTAGTGTAGATCCAGTGTTCGGTGATAACTTCCACAGGCTCGCGGCTGTTCAACATTTCGTAGAATTGGTCGAAAGCTGAAAAGTTATCACCGTTTTCACTAGTATTGGTCATCGCAATGGACACGGACAACTGTTCAGGCTGCAGGATAACGTGATCTGACACGACCGCCCCTGATTCCAAGGGTATATCGGTCATTTGAGAGGTGAAGCTGTGACTTTCCGCCTCTTTTACAGACACAGAAACGCCAGCCACCACAGAGCCTTGTCTTACAATCCCGGTGTCTTCGTTGGTGAAGACGGTAGTGGCTTCATAGTTGTCTGCTATCATGCTATCCTACGCTTGGTCCATAGGTTCCTGGAGTGTTAATCTGCGCATCAGGGTACGCTGTTTCAAGGCTCTTGAGCGCAGGGCCGATCTCGGAAGGATCTCTTACCTCAATTTTCACGTTGGCGTTCAGGTTAGACTGATTCGTTTGATTGCGGTTTGTGACGCTAGGACGAGTCTCAGTCTTAGGAACGATAACAGGCCCCTTATCAGAAGGGGAAGACTGCTGCATAGCGGTGGAATTTCTTGCCAACTCCTTACCCGCCTCTTCCAACTGAACCCTTGCACTTACGTTCTTAGGAGCGGAAGAGGATGCCGACTTCGCATAAGGATTGTAGTTGCGCTGAGGCGTATCCCACCATGCGGGTTTTTCCTTCTTTTCTTCAGTAGGAGGAATAATAGAAGGCACGTCATCTTCAGACTCAGGAACGGACTTGGCATACGGATTGTAGTTGCGTTGCTGTCCGTCCCAATTGTATTGGCGAGTAGGAGGAGGCCCTTGATCCTTGTCTTCATTCAGGTCTTCAAGTCCAAACAACTGCCTCGCGGCTCCAATGGCCTTGTCTACTCCGGTAATGATGGTTTCAACGACTCCGCCGATGCCCTTGGCAATGTTCTTGAGCAGTTCCCACATAATTCCAGCGGTCTTAGTAACCAACTCAAACGCCACAACTACGACGTTCTTGAGCAGGTTAGCCAAGTTAGGGAACTTTTCTTGAAAGCTGTCTACCAGACGACCAATGATGGAGTCTTTGCCCTCCAAGAAGGCAATGAAGTCTTCAAAGGCCGCACTGAGGGCAATGACTGCGCCTACGGCTAAACCAAAAGCGGCTATTGCGGGGGCAAAATAGGCCACCAGCAGGACTAGCGCACCCTTAAGGAGCTTTGCCCAGTCGGTTGCCTCCCACAACTTCTTGCCGAAGTCTCCAATAGGCCCGAGAGTTTCCTTGAACCAATCAACGAGCTTCTTGCCGTCTTCCCAGAGCTCACTGAAGACCCTTCCAAGGTTCTCAAGGAACTTGGTGATGTTGCTTGCGACCCATTCCTTGTTGACGTTTAGCCACTCCTTGAAGGAAGTGACCAGTTTGTCAATCATAGGAAGCGTTCCGATAGCGATAGTAGTCCCAAACGCTCGCAATTGAGTCGTGAGGGACATAACGCTTGTCTTTAGCTGAGCCGCCCGCTTTAGGTCTTCCGGAGAAATAACTGCGCCCACACTATGGGCTTCCTTGCGCAAGGCCGCGATACCTTCACGGCCTTCACGCAAGAGGCGAACAGTGTCAGGCGAGATGCCAATGGCCTCACCCCACATATTCGCCTGGGGAACACTCATGCCCTTGAACGTATCAGCCCACGATTCAAGCGAGCGACCCGTCCACATGGCTTGCTTCTGCATCTTAGCGAGGTCGCTTTCAACGGCACTCGCGGAGACGCCTACGCTCTTTGCAGCATAAGCCCATTCCTGGAGGGCGTCAGTGCTGACGCCAGTGGTTTCAGATACCTTCTGGATGGATGCCGCGCTGTTGACTGCCCCGGCTACGAATGCAGTAAGGCCAGTAGCCGCCATTGCGAATCGCTTTGTCGCCTCTTTGACAGTCGCAACAACGCCATCAAGACCCTTTTTATAGGTGTCTACTGCCTTCTCGCTTCCGTCACCGAGAACAGTACTCAGTACTGTGACTAGTTCGTCTACAACAGCCATACTAACCTTCCTGCATTACTCTTACGTAGCTCGTGGCGTAATCTTCCCAGTCTGCACACTTCATCAAGAATACAACGTCTTTCAACGACAGCGTCCCGTCAATGAGCTCCTTATAGGTGCAAAGACCATGTCTAAGGAGCCGATTGACTAGGATCACGTCCTGATGGGAGTCAGGTACTGGGACGCTTATACCTACCGTTGCGGGGTGGAGTTTCGTACGGCTGTACTCAGCCCAGAGGGAAAAAAATCCCTCACCTGTTCAAAGACAGCCAACGCTCCCGCAACAAAGAGGTCTTGAGGGTTTTGATTGAACCAAGAATGGAACACAGCTTCGTTGCTGAGGGGCTCCTGCTCAGGCGTATACGAACGCTTGAGGGCTTCCTTCATGAGCGCACTGAGTTCCGACGCTTCAACGACGCTGAGAGCCTTAGCAATGGCGTCGTAGTGCACTTCACCTTCACCGCAAATAGAGACGAGGGCTCCGCCAGCGGCCTTAAGAACACGGCTCCCAAAGTCAATTGCTTCCATGGGAGGCAGGAGGTCGAACTTATACGTTCTACCGTTCACCTTGAACTCACCCATTCCCGACTTGAGGTCTCTCATTTACCCCTCCACAGTCAGGTTGGTGATGTCGTCTTCAGCCGTGGTCAGGGTGAACTGCAATCCGGCCATCTGCTTGTCGCCAGTGGCAAGCTGACCGGGACGGCTGATATAGGCGTTGGTCATGGTAAGCAGGATGTTGGCTCCGGTTCTGGCCACAACGGTCACACCAAGGCCGCCGTTCTCCTGCCGCAAGCGCAGGTTGTTCAGGAAGGCAATGGAGCGGGAAGTTTCCTTCAGTGTGAACTGAAGGGTAGAGCCCTGATTGGTGGCAATGTTGATGCCCGCGCCGTCAGTGCCTTGCGTTTTGGCAACTTCGCCGCCGTCAAAGGTGTACGTAATGGTAGCACCTTCAAACAGGTCGTAGATCTGGTTGCCGTCCACGACGATACTCGTGGAAGCCTGATTATAAATGGTACGCATTCCTGCTTCTCCTTAGTTGTAAACAGTGACGTCAATGGCGACGGAGTGGAAGGCTCCGGCCTCATACGCCACAATAGCGATAGGGGGAGCAACACGATTTGCCCGCTCTGAAGTCGTTGCGCTGTAGATCGGAGCCGGAGTAATCGTGCATGCCGGAAGGGTCGTGTAACCCGTTTCGTTATCGGTCGTTTCCTCTTCACGATCAGCGAAAGTGCCATTGCGAATGTAACGGTTATTGATCTTCGCTGCGGCAGAAACAAGAAGATCCTGTCCGGCGGAGGTGTACTTCACCTTCTTGTTGCGCATGAACACGTTGAACACTTCAACCTGAAGCTCTTCCTTGTAGTTGGAGAGGTTCACATGGCTGTCCGTGAACCACGAATCAGCCGACTGTACGCCTTCACGCACGACAGAGGAAGAGTTGCCCATGGACACGTAAGTGTTGATGCGGCGAGCCTTAAGGGAAGAAAGCTGAGTTTCCGTGAGCGGAACAGTTTCAATCCCGGTGAGCTGCTTGAACTTCATGGTCAACGTGGAGTTCTCCAGCGCGTAATTGACCGACAGAGCCAAGGCCGCGTAGGACACGTCCGGATACACCTGCGGATTGTTATGGTACATAACCGAGGTCTTGATGTACCCCTTGTTGTGGGCATAGAACCCGATGTTGGTCGTGTCCGCAGTATTGTACGCCTGAACGCTGTTGGTGCAGGCAGAGAAGTACGCCTGATCCTGAGCTTCTGCCCAGTCAGCGAAATCCTTCTGATCCTGCGTATCACGATACTGCCGATCCAACGTCCATGCGAACACGCTGCGACCCGCGCAACGAGCGGCGGTCTGAATGAGAGCCACTTCAGAAACGAGGCCGCCCGGAGTGTAACCATCGATACGAGAAGCCGCCGTGCTCTGGGTAAGAGCCAGAATTGAGGACAGGTCGGTGATAGACGAAGCAAAAGACGCGTAGCCAATTGTCACGTCTGCGCCTTGCTGACTTGTGGAAATAACAATAGACTGACCGCTTGTCTCCACAAGGCCGCTAGAACCGATAGCCGCCGTAAGGATCTGAACCACTTCATTGAGAGTCAGACTGCTCCCATAGGTGGCGAAGTTGAGGCCATACAGGTTAACCGTTGCCCCGTTCATGACGAGGGTCATGGCTCCGTCTGTTACGTTGTACAAATCTGCCAAGGCGATCTCACCAGAGGTGAGCTTAGCAGGAGTGGAAGCCTGTCCTTCCGCAATGGACGCTCCCGTGGCGGAAGTGAGCTTGAGAAG